TATATTAGTTTAGTTTAAAAGAACTTACTAAAAGAAATACCAGTAAGAGTCTCATCATCTGAGCCAGCGTAAATAGTACCAGCTGTATCCGATGCGACATCTACAAAAGAGACAAAAGGAGTGAGAGTTATTCCTCCGATGTAGCTATTGAATTCGTAATCTTTACTAACAGTGAACTGTGTATGAGTAAATTCAGACTCTTCAAAGCTGTAACCAACAGTAGCAGTTACATCAACCAACACTTCATTATCCTCTACAAAAAAGAAAGGATCAACGGAACGTTTAGCTGTAAGTTCAAAGTAACCTAATCCATTACCTTCAGTAGCAAAATACTGAGTAGCTACTACATCAGCAAAAGAGAACTCTTTAGCTAATGAAACTCCAATTTCACTAGTTACATCACCAGCAAGATCTGTTCCACCAGTATAATGCTTATAAGCTACCCCTGCTGTAAACTCACCAACTCCCTCAAACGAGAAGTCACGAACTAAACCAACAGATAGATTAGTGTTATTAAGCTGAGTGTTATCAGCATAAGAGAAAGAAGCTTCAAGTCGAGCAAAATCAAAATCATAACCAGTAGAAATACCGGTTACTTTATCATCTTCCCCAAATGTCGCTCCTCTCCAGACATCTGTGCTTCTATAGGTTGAAGATACCTCAATTGGAGGTATAGTACTTAAAGCGCCCGCTGCAATTTCTGTTTCAACTTCCGCAGATACAAAACCAACTGCGGCCAACGTAGTTAATAATATTGTTTTTAACATATCACCGTTATTATACCCTACAAAGTTGAACATGCAACTTAAAAATGGCTCCGAAGGTAGGGTTCGAACCTACGACCTAGTGGTTAACAGCCACCCGCTCTACCGCTGAGCTACTTCGGACTATACAATAATTTAATAGCCAACTAAAGTAAATCAATTACCTTTTCTTTAGGAATCTAAAAGGATTCTTCGCGAAGGCTTTACCTAATTTAACAACGCCTTGAAGTATCTCTGGAGAAATAGCACCTACCACACCATATATTAGAGCTTTATGTAGGTCTACCATAGGCATATCTCGTATAAAGGACCATACAACTGTAGTTAATATAGCAGCTGATACTATTTTTCTAAGCGCAGTGCATATAGTATTCTTTTCTTCATCTACTAATATACGCGCGAACATAGTTGCCGTTCCAAGAAGAACGATAATCCACCCTCCTGCTAAAAACTCTTTTAGGATCGATTTTTCTGGTTCCATAAGACAAACGTACTAATATTTATGGATATTAGTTAAGGTCTATGAAAGTATCTCAGTTATTTTTGCTTTTAGCAACAAAGTCCATAATCTCGTAATGGAAGTCTTTCTCGCTTATATTATCATTAACGATAATATAACTAACAGGGGTATCGTTATTCTGCTGATATACAAATATCCTGTTAGTTTCTTCTTCTAGTACAAAATCGAAATTATCTATTTTTCCTCTCATTTTTTATTTATATTATTTAGACATTAATGGTAGTAGCTTCATTACTATAGACATTTTTAACACTGGGTTAGTATCTATTTCCTGACCTATCTCTCCATTTATTATATTACAAAGCTTGAAATGTTCAACGTATGGTTCTTCATATTGATTGAATTTATATTCTATATGCACAAATATACCATCTTTACCGTCTTCGGTAGGGTAAGTATCTAGATAATGTAATATATATCTCACAACTCATACTAACAAATCTTATTAAGTTTTAAGTCCTTAAATTGCTCTTCCATTTTCATAAATGAATCGTAGTATTTTATGAACTGCGTTGTCAGTCTCTCCATCTTACGGGCGTCTATTTCTTCCTTTGAGAAGTAGTAAGATTTCCACGTCTTAAGGCTAGCTGTATTCCAAAAGTTAAATAGGTTATTCTGAATACAATGTCTAATCTCATGTAAGAGAGATCCAAATATATATCTCCTATTAGGCTTTGCTGTATCTAGCTCTATTTTATAATCTTTAATAGAGATAGGGGTACAAAATGAAGTACCACGTACTCTACTTTTATGAATAGTAACAGATAAATTTAAGTATTTCTTATGATTGTATTCAAGCATATTAGTTAGTAACGCTTCGAAAACATTAAAGTTAATTCCTGTATCTTTCTTAACACTAGCCGACGGGTGTAATAATATCATCCTATTTTTTTAATAACTGGTTCGTAATAGCCATCTTGAAGAAGCTTCTCTTGAGCTGCATTGGCATCATCTATATTATCGATACGTTCCTTTAGGAATCGTAAGATACCGCCTTTATTATCTCGGTACTCAATAACAAATTTACCAAAATCAAAGGGCTTTTTTGGAAACCTCTTCTTCATACTATTATTATATCACAGTTCCTTTGGATGGCAACTGTTTAAAAATCAATTACATCTAAATTGAGACTCTCCAGTTGAGAATTAAGAGTCGCGTCAAGCTTATAAATTTGTTGCATCTGCTCTTCTCCGGTTCCTTTTAAGCGCTTCCCGTCGCGATCCCAAGCACGCATTTTCTTATAACGAGTACCCTCATCCCAGATTAGAGACATCTGAACTTTGCCATTATCCCAGAAAGATATAAACGGACCATGCATAACTCCATCTTTCATTTGAGCTTTAGAATATACATCACCATTTGGATGATACCTTACTGTATGACCAGTGATTAAGTTACCCTCTTTATCGCGAAAAGTAGGTGGGTGAACAAATATATTGCATGTTAACTCTTCACTATTGTATTGTTTACCAGTAAATACTGGCTCCCTATTAAATACAAACGGTACAGCTAAAAATCCAACAACTAACACAACAACTAATATAGCCCACTTTTTCATTATAATAATATTTTATAGTGTATATCCTTTAAATCAACTAAATAAATGTATGTTCGAAGAAGTTATACTAGAAAACTCAACAGAGCGAATCGCTAAGCTCTATGGACCCGCTGCGCGTGCAGCGGATAATCCTGATACTGGGGTAGAGATAAAAAAGAAAGCTGCTTATTATGTTATTAGAGACTGCGCAGGTATTACGAGGAAGTATCTTTCAATACATGTATGGGGACTATTTGATGATCCTGTTCTCGACCTTAAAGGTAAGTTTACTAGCAATGAAGTAAAGAGCTTTTTAAAGAGAGCAGAAACAGATACAGAAGCTAAACTTTTAAAGAAGTTGATCCTTGCAGATATAAAAGAAAAGTACGAAGTAGTTCATACTTCAACCGGGACAACAGCTATTAGTTACGAAGCAGATGCAGATGATATATATTCATACTATGAAGAGTATGAAGAAGGTTTAGATGATTCAACTGAAACAGATGACAAAGAAGAAGAAGCTCTTACTGATGACCAATTGATTCTCAAGTACTTATTCTAAAATAAATCTGCGTGCTTTAGATACTTATATAGGTAGTAATCAACCGTCTCAGATAAATCAAACTTTTGCTGATTAGCTACAGCGTCTAAATTATGCTTTGTAGATATAGCATACTTGAAGTCATGTCCTGCTCTATCTTCTACAAACTTAATATATTCCTGTCTCCTATATCCTGGTGCTTTGTCTACTACAGTTTCAATAATCTGATTAATTAACTCTAAATTAGTAAACTCTGCACTACCTGGTATGTTATATAGCTCTGCAGCATCTTCTTTATGTAACACCTCTATTATAGCTTTAGCGTGATCACGAGCGTGAATCCATTCACGAATGTTATCACCTTTACCATATACTGGAATGTATTGACCCTGAGCTAAAGATCTTATAACAGTTGGTATTAGTTTCTCGTTATGTTGCCTTGGTCCATAATTATTACAACACCTTGTTATAGATGCATTAACTCCGAATGTTGTAATATAAGATTGTACTAGTAGATCAGAGCTAGCTTTAGATGCTGAGTACGGGGAGCGGGGCTTAAGAGGATGCTCTTCAGTAAAGGGCTCCTCGTCTAGCTGTAAATGGCCATACACTTCATCAGTTGAGACGTGAACCATTCTAGCATGGTCCTGCTTGCATAGCTCAAGGACATTTGCTGTACCTACAACGTTACTATCAATAAACGCTAACGGGTTAGTAATGGATCTATCTACGTGCGACTCAGCAGCTAGATGTAATATATAATCTACCTTCCCTATGAACTCTGTAAAGCTCGAGCTCGATATATCTCTCACTATATGCTTTAATCTATCATCGTTCAACGGTATGTGTTTAAGATCAGAACCTACACCCATCTTATCTACGCATATGACTTCTATGTCAGCGTCTTTATCCTTAAGTAACTCTTCTATAACATACGAGCCAATAAAGCCGCATCCTCCTGTAACTAAATACGTCTTACTCATTCTCTAATAATTTTGGATTCTGTTTTATGGTTTGCAAGGTAATAAGATCCTTTATCTTTGTCGTAGACCATTCATGTGATCTAGTTGTATACACTACTTCTGGAGGCAGATCATCACCTGTAAAAGGCTTACCAATATAATCTTCTCCTAATATACGAACGTCTGGGTTAAAGAACTTAATTAAGTCTACAAGCTCATCTTCTGTTTGATACATATATACCTCATCAATATACTTGATAGCCATTAATGTCTTGTACCTCTCATAGTACGGTATGACTGGTTTATATTTTGTGTAACGAGTTGATGATGGATCCTTCTGTAAGAATACAATGAACTTATCACTATGCCTTTTAGCTTCTTCAAAGGTGTAGATATAGCCAGGATGAAGTAAATCGAAGTTACCTGCAGTAAAGCTTGTAATTATTTTACCAGGGGAATTATTCTTAATCTTATTATACAGAGGGCTTTTCATATATTAGCGCGAGTGCATCTGACTCAGTCATTGGTTCAAAATCATATTTTTCTTTAAGCTTAGTAACATCTAATGTGCAATTAGATCTGTTGGCTTTAGTATTAAGAGCAGCGAAGTCTACAAACTTCCAATTAGGGTTACCTTTATCTGCTGCTTTCATAAACTCTATAACACCAGCCGTATCTAGAGCATCTGGATTAACGAGGTGAAGTACATCATTATCACTCCTAGCTTCTTCAACATACTTCTTAATGAACCTACATAAATCTGGTATATACGTTTTAGAGTTCTTAAAATTAACTAGGTTATCATACTTACGGAGCTTTGATAAAACAGATCTTTCTGATGTAATATCATTATCAAACGGCATCCGGATCCTTATAGTTAAGCCATAATCACCAGCTGCTAATTCATATGCATGCTTTGATTTAGAGTAGAAAGATGACTCAATATCAAACAACCCATAGTTAGGCTCATCTTCCTCTAACCATTCCTTTTCATAACCTGTAAAGATACAACCAGACGAAATATGAATGTATGGAATTTGTGCTGCTTTACAGACTCTATTTACATTTACCGGCCCAAGTACATTTAGATCCCAACACTCTTTCTTTTTATCTTCTGCTTGATCAACATTAGGCCGGCCTGTAAAGCCTGAGCAGTTAATAACGTAGTCAATATTACTTTTGGATAAGAAGGCTAGTAACTTATACTGCTTATTATAATCTAGATCGTCGCGACGTAAGACTGTAACGTTATGATCGCTCTTTAAACTATTACTTAAATGAGTTCCTACGTAACCACCACCCAAGATGCAAATATTCATATATAAATATTAACATGGAACGGTAGTATAATCAACTGCTTTTCTTCTTCCATTGTTGTCTTTTCGGACCGCGTTTCTTATATTTTTTGTTCTTTATCTTCTTACACGCAGCGTGTGACGACCTACAAGCAGGGTATGAAGAGCCTTTCTTACCTGCTTTCTTTCTACCACAAGGCCCACCGGTTTTACAGTTGACCCATCCTTTAAACTTCTTACCAGTCTTCTTATCTGTCCTAGTCTTAAACCAGTCTCGTAAGTTCTCTAACAATTCTTTTTGAGTCATTTTATTTTACCGCCTCTGTTTACACATTTCTGAACATAGCCTGATGCATAAGCAGAAGGCCATACATCATATTTACGCTTAGCTTTAGCTTGACATTTAGCGCGAGTCTTAGATACCTTCTTTTCAGCATCTTCTTCAGGCACCTCTTCAGACTCAGACTTCTTTCGCTTACCACCCTTCATGTTTGCACACCAGTGATACATCTTCGCTTTCTCACCACTAGCGTTTTTTGCTTTCTTACGAAGCTCTGTCACTGAACCATTACAACTAGCCCCTGACTTCTTAACACGTCCAGGACGGCTCTTACCCTTCTTTTTACCGTCGGCAAAGTTTTCAACGTAAAATGACTTAAAATCTTTCACGTAAATATTTACTCTTCTATATAGAGTTTTTCAATATACTCTTTAATTCTTTCATAATTATACTCACCCTCAACAACGCTAAGTTCTATTTGATCTACAAAACTATTAGCTAAGAAATCCATCTCTTCATCCTCAACCTTCTCTAATGCATCTCTTACTGCATAAAGGCTATCATATAAAGCGTCGATAGATTTATCTAAATTATTAACAAGCTTAGACTTTTTCATATTTAAAGCTATTTATTGCTGTAATTAGGATAGCAACGATGTTTTTCTATAATCATTTAAGATATTAATAATATCCGCTTTAAGGTAGTTAATGTGATATGGTACAAATCTATCTTCTTGTAGGTAGAAGATGACACACTTACGGCAGCGTTGACCGGTCATTTGCTCGTGCATATAAGCATACATCGACAATTGTAGAGCGTACGTATTAAACTCGCAGGTATGTAAGTGATCAACAGGATCGAGCATTCGTTCACCAAACGGTGAGCTGAACCTAAACTTCTTATTAGTCTTAAAATCTCCTACTGTGAACTCACCCTTCTTATGTTCGAATATAAGATCAGCCATTCCAGCTACGTTATAGTCCTCATTGTATAATAAACTCTCGCAATGAATCTTATCATGTCTATCGATATGCCGATCTACTGCCCTGTTATAGGTTTTATAAAGCCAGCTATAATTATCTTCCATATCACCATAGCTAATATAATCTTCAAGTAGTTTGTGAATATTTGTACCCCTATCACAAGCTTTATTCTTTTCCTTCTCCCACATTTCAAGAACCATCTCTTTCGACACACCTTCTCGTTCAGCTACTCTCGATGCATGGAAGTGTTTATCAAACTTCTTCTTATATTGACCAAGTAGAGTAGTTACAGAAATAAACTTACCTTTATCTTTATGCGTGTAGGTATGCGACGCTTCATCGAAATTGACAATTTTTGCAGACATTAACATATTTTAATATAAAACTCACGACTATCAACTAAATAATGGTATGGGTGTAAAGATTTCAGAATTACCAACATTTTCCTCTCCTCTCACAGGTAACGAGCTCGTGGCAGTCGTACAAGACTCTATAACTAGTCAAACACTGCTAAGCTCGTTTGCTGCACCTTTAACTGGGGTAGGTGGTATGCTAGCAAGAACTGAACTTTCTTCTCTTTCTGGTGGATGGGATTCTACTAGAATATATGTATCGGCAAATTGTACGAGTTGGGATAATGCGGCTGCTTGGTGTACAGCAAATGGATGTTACGTAATAAATTGTGTTGAGCAAGGCACAAATCAAGGTCAAGTAAAAGTTACAACAGTAGGTGGTGCAGCTAGTACTGTAAATGCAAGAAATCTTCAATCTACTAGCTCTCCTACTTTTTGCGGTTTAACTGTTTCAGGTACTATTATTGCTAGCAACCTTAATGCTGGTTATGAAACTACTGTGGCAGGAGGTTGTAGTTATTCTTCTATTGTAGGTGGGTTTTATGGATGCGCTAATGGTACTGCCTCATTCGTTGGAGGTGGAAATTATAATGTAACATGTGGTGATTGTAGTGCAGTAGTAAACGGTTGTTATAATGCTGTATGTGGTGACAGTAGTTCTGTTTTAGCTGGCGCAAAAAATACAATAGCGCCTTCTGTTTCTGCATCATCAATATTAGCTGGGTGTTGTATTAATGCTACTGCTAGTGATACGGCTTATACACAAAAGCTTATAATAACTGATGTACCCACCAGTTGTGCAGGATTACCTGTAGGATCAATATATAGATCCGGCTCTGATTTAAAAATTGTGACTTAGCCTCTTGAATTTCACTATATTGTAAGTAAATTATAGTATAGTTTAATTAGACATGAGCAAGCGTAATAGTAGTAATACAAAAAAGCAGGTAGCTAAAACTAAAGCAGTAGAGGCTGAAGTGGCAGAAGTAAAGCCTACCTTAGTGGGTAAGAATGCTATCTTTCATATGGAAGGTGGGGTAGGTAAGCATGTGGCAGCGTCAGCTGTTATAGCATCATACAAGAAAGCTAAACCAGAAAATAATATTATTGTAGTATGTGCTTGGCCTGAAGTATTTCTTAATAACCCTCATGTTGATAGGGTTTATAGAATTGGTAACACACCTCACTTTTATAAAGATTACATTTATAAGCAGGATGTCGAGATTCATTCACAGGAACCATATAAAACAACAAATCATATTACAAAGAAGAAGCATCTTATTGATTCCTGGTGTGATTTAATTAATGTACCTCGTGCGGATACCACACCTGAGTTATTATTAAACTTTAGAGAGAAAGAAGAAGCTGGAAGGATTATCCAGAACCCATCCAATAAGCCAGTACTTCTTATTCAACCATTCGGCGGTCCTGGTAAAGAGCATCAAGAGACTCCATATTCATGGACTAGAGATATTCACCCTACTGTCGCTCAAAACATTGTCAACGCTCTACATGATAGGTATCACATAGTACACGTTTGCTATGACCTGCACCCTCAGTTAGAGAACGTACAACGTGTTGATGCTGCTATGCCTAAAAAAGTTCTATTTGGGCTTTTACTCTACTCAACAAAGAGACTCTTAATTGATTCTTCTCTCCAGCATGCTGCAGCTGCAATGAACTTACCTTCAACTGTTGTGTGGGTGGCCACACAACCAGAAACTTTCGGCTATGATTTACATAACAACATTAAACCTTCAAAAGAATTTCTAGAAGGTACTGTTGATTCATATCTATATGATTACAGCTTTACAGGAGCGCTTCATGAATGTCAATATGAAAATCCTAGTCAAATATTTGACGCTAATAAGATTGCAAATAGTCTAGTTTAACTTCGTTAGTGTTATATGAGCCTTCACGTCTAGCGGCGTGGAGGCTTTTTAGTAATAATTGCCATAGATATCATTATCATTGACATCCATATCATACACGTTATCTTTCGAGTCTTCATTAATATCCCAATCAAAGGACTTATCATCTGAAACACTATCACCTGGTATGCTAGTAGATAGAACGCCACTAAACGAGTTTTCAAATACCTGATCATTAACTGGCTCAATAGGCGCGCCAGGCTCAAATGAGTATTCGTATCGTTTAGCTCTCACTCTATATACATATGTACCGAGTAGTGGGTTCATTGCTGAAACATCTTGATCCATTCGCTCTGTAATCTCATACACCTTTGCACCCCTACCGTTTGTTCGCATACAGCTTAATGCATCTATGACTACAAGATCACCAGACTTAGGCTCTATAGACTGACCAACACTGGCATAATCAAACTTTGCTGACGCAGCGTTATAAAATGTGTCTATATGTAAATAACCTGTAAACTCATCAGCAGCATCAAATCCGAAACTTTGTAATGAGATAGCTTCGTTATTAAGCTCAACATACATTTGAAGTTCAAGTGGGCCTTGAAACGTTTTAGTAGGCTCTTCACCGTATAACAAATTAGCAGCTGATAAATTAAACGGATTAAAATAGTATTGAACGTCTATACCGTAATTGTTAATTAGGTCGTTGTAAGCTTGATCAAATACTAACTGTTCTGCTTGCATGCTCGTAGCATTTACAAACTTACCGCAAGATGGAATAGCTGTAGCTGCTAAAACTTCTTCCGGTGTGCAGTTAATAGTATTTGGATTACAGCCCATATAGTTATTTAGTCTTCATCGGCTTCTTCATAAGCATCCCACACTGATTACCTTCTTCATCTTCAAACATTTTTACCTCTGCACCTGAGTTACCAAGACCTTTTGTTACTCCAGGCTCGTAATCTAAGCCATAAACATTAAGTGTACCCATTAAAGGTTGACCCATCAGCTTAATTTGATGTGCTCCACCATTTATTAAATTTCTAACGTGAGGGCATTTAGAATTATAGTCCTTACGAACATTATTTTGATGCTTTCTATCTGTACCTCCGTATAAATTTTTACCAGTCCTCATTGCAGCATGCATGTACTTATCTCCTTGATAGTACTCTTTAAAGGTCTTCATATATATACTTAATAAAAAAGCCTACCGATTTAACGATAGGCTTTAATATTGTTGCGTTTTAGTTTTAATTATTCAAAAGCACTTGAACCTGGCTTAAGATTGCCAACTTTGTTCTGCTTTCCGTCGTTGTAGTGTGTATTCAGATTAGAACCAGCATCAACTTTTCCAGTTGCACCAGTACTAGCAGCTCCACCAGCATTTTTAAGACTACCTACTTTGTTCTGCTTACCATCGTTATAGTGGGTATTCAATGCAGTAGGCTCTCCTTCTTCATCTTCTTCGAATTGAGCAGGAAATTGCTCATCTTCATCTCCGAGCTCAACTTCGGCTTCGACTTCATCTTCGTCTCCACATGCAGCTTTAAGAACGTCACACAAGTGCTGTGCCATTTCTCTGTCTAAAGTAACTGTTACTTCACCTTCTGCATCGGCGTCGGCCTCTGCATCATCAAGACCGAGTGCATCGAGATCTGCTTCTTCATGTTCACTGCCAAAATCTTCATTGACCATGACCTTATCATAGAGTTTATCAAAAACTGATTTACGCTTCATAAAAATATTTAGTCCTTCCTCAGCGATTTTCTCTATTTCTTCTGAACTTTCTTCCTCTTCCTCAGGATCTACAGGTAGTTCATCTTCATCTACAGTATCTTCTTCTTCCTCCTCTGGTTTTTTACCTTTTGCTTTCTTAATAGCTTTATCCTTTGATCCCATATACTCTGCAGTACTAGATTCAACCTCTCCATCACCATCGTAATCTTTTTTAGCTTTACTTTCTTCATCTTCAGCTATATCAGCTTCAACCTTATTGACATCATTTTCTTCTGTCTCATCCTCTTCATCTTCTTCTTTTCCAACAATACCATAACGTGCCGCTACGTCATCTGAAGTTGCAAGAGGTTGATCGCATCCCGTACCAGGATCATTTCCATCACCATAAGATAATCCTTTTATATTATAAGCGTTTTCTTTATCACCAACTTTGTTAATGTCAACATCAGACTCTTTAAATCCGCCTCGTTCGGTTGGACCGCCTTGCTCGAGAGGAACCTCACCGATAGTTCCCGCTGGAACATTCTCATTGACTACTACTTTATCTAAAATAGCACCGTATGCTTCACCTAAACTTTGAAGGTCTTTCTTTTTAGCCATATATTTAT